CAATGAGTGTGTTATACAATTACATATATAGCGTATGCATTTCAACGATGTATACAGTTGTATACTGTATATTACTCATATTTTACATGAGAGTTGAGTAGTGACCAGCTATGTAATACACATCTTGAAATCCAAACTCAACCAATTTCTCTGCCGCAACTCTGGCCCTCTGCCCGGTGTTGCAGTAGACGAGCAAACCTTTTTTTGGAAGTTCAGAAACGGTCTTTTTATTCATTTTTCCTACTGGTAAATGTAGCGCACGCGGATAGTGACCTATTCTGTATTCAACAGTCGTTCTTACGTCTATGACCTTCTTTATTTTTCCAGATTTTATCATTTTCTTAGCTTCCTCTGAAGATATGAGACCTTCCCCCGTAAATGTATACGCTATAGCGAGACCACCAAGTGCTATGATGAGTGGTAACATTTAATATATACACGGATAAAGATTTGAATACAAAACATTACATGAGTCTTCAAATTAAGAAGCTATACCCGGATGCTATCATTCCGACCAGAACGTCACCTGGTTCGGTGGGTTACGATTTATATAGTATGGAAGAAATCATAGTTCCTCCACTCGAACGTGCATTCATAAGTACTGGCGTATGTGCATCACTTCCACCCGGTGTATATGGAAGAATTGCGCCGCGTTCTGGGTTAACACTTAAACATGGTATTCAAACTGGTGCGGGAGTCATCGACCCAGATTTTACGGGTGAATTAAAAGTCATCCTGTTTAATCACGGGAGTGAACCGTTCGTCATTAAAAAGGGGAATAGGATTGCTCAAATGATTTTAGAGCGATGTGAAACTCCGCTCATAGAAGAAGTAGAAGAACTAAAGCAGACGCAAAGAGGCGAACGTGGATTTGGTTCTTCTGGGCATTAGTTAGAGAACGCGATACCGGCCATGCCGTTCTTGACTCGCAAAACATTATAGTTTACGGCGTACACTCTGTACAAACCTTCTCTGGCATCGGACTTTGGATTTTGGATAGTCAACTTCGCATTGTCGATTCGAGAGAAATTGAGCGTACCACTTGGTTGCGATCTGTTCATGGTGAGGCAGAATGGCCAAGAGAACAATGGAAGCGCATCGAGAGATGATGGAGCGAGTGCAGTGGTGTGCATTTCGTGGACGACGTTGTGGTGGAACGTGTTAGACGCATTTTCAAACAAGGCGAGGCCATTGATGTAAAGCGATGCGCTATCGAAACTGTAATCATCCGTCCAAGCACCCGTGGTGACGTTGGAGGTAGTCAAGTGAAGAGCCTTGACTGGGTGGTTGAAATAGGTCAAGTCAATGGAGGTATCGGTTTTACTGGCTGGCTGATATTGCACTTGTGTGATCAACAATTCGTGTTCTTGTTCAGTGAAATATTCACGTTCTGCTGTGTCGAGGTATCCGTACATACCGTAAACCTTTGGAACCGCACCGAGATTACCGAGACCGGAGCGGCACTTGATGCGCAATTCGACTTCGTGGTATTGCAAAGCCACCAGTGGAAGCGACTTGGTCCAGTCTTCACTGAAGAAGAATGGAACCATGTAGTAATCACCTGCGGAACCACTGACACCCTTCGCGTTATCCGCAACTTCAGCGGTGGTCACGGCGCACGAAGCCTTCGCTTGGTTGTCGCGGTACAAAACATTGTGAACACCTTGCACATACAAGGAATCGAATCGACAGACTTCTTGGCCACCGATTTGAAGGCTAAATTCAGTGACAGAAGTGTCATCTGAAGAGAACAATCCATCCGTGTTAGTAGACACGTTAGAAATGTTTGGGTGTTCGATCCAAATGTAGCTCAAAAGATCGCCCTTGGAGCGAATTGGTACGACGACTTCGCTGCCGCCCGTGAAAGTACCGATGTAATCCATGCGCTCTGGCTTGAGGGCAAAGTTCGTGTGGCGCTTGTAGTTTTGGCGCCAGAAACTGACTTGTGGGTCGCCAGTGATGTATGCATCCTGAGCTCCGACTGAGACTAGTTCAACTAGTGCTGCTGACATTTAATAATAAACTATATTAAAATTTTAGGTCGATAACGAAGTATGGTTGTCTTCCAAGCACTGACCTGGGAGTCCAGGGATACAGAGGATGAACACTTGATCAGTATCTTTGGTAAGACGAAAGAGGGTAAGTCCGTCTGTGTGACGACGAGCTTTAGTCCGTACTTTTTTGTGAAACTCCCTCGTAATGCGACACCACAACGAGTGAAGATCATTTATGATAAGATAGACAAGGCGTGCCCTGAGTGTCTCACGAGTTTAAATACGATTCACCGTAAAGATGTCTGGGGATTTCAAAACAACGAAAAATTTCCATATCTCCAGCTGTTTTTCAAAAACCTCGCGGCTCGTCGCATGGTGAGCGGAAGGCTTCGAAGACCTTTACCCGATGAAACCTTAAAAATGAAAATTTATGAATCCAACCTGGACCCAGTGTTGCGCCTCATGCACCGAACTGGTATTCAGTCTACTGGATGGTTAGATACTGGTGATGATTGTGAACCAGACTGCGTTGCGAAGACGGATATCGATCTTAAATGTAGAAACTGGAGAAATCTTAAACCTGTAGATGATCCTGAGACGGCGCCATTTGTGGTGGCATCTGTAGATATCGAGTGTAACAGTTCTACGGGTAAATTTCCGGATGCAGACGTAGAAGGTGATGCGTGTTTCCAGATTGCCATTTCTTTGTGTAAATTTGGGAGTGATGAACCTTACGACAAGACGTGTTTGTGTTACAAGAAGACCGATTCTCAACTCGAGGGTTGTAACATAGTCTCGTTCGATACCGAGCGTGAAATGCTCGAAGCCTTTTCATATTATTTACACGAAAAGGATGTAGACATTATCACTGGGTGGAACATCTTTGGATTTGATCTTGAATATCTCATGAAAAGAGCCATCATGACGAGATGTAACTTAAAATTCTTTCAATTGAGTAAACTGCGGGGACACAATTGTGAACTCACACTCAAGAAACTGTCTTCGAGTGCTTTGGGTGATAACGATTTGAAACTCGTGAGTATGCCTGGTCGTTTCATTTTCGATTTGTTCCATGAGGTGAAGAAAGGATACAAACTTGATTCATACAAATTGGATAACGTGTCTAAACTGTATCTTGGAGACAATAAAATTGATATGCCTGCGAAGGAGATGTTTGCTCGATACAAGGAAGGCGACCCAGTGAAATTGCGGGAAGTTGCTGAGTATTGTATTAAGGATACCCTTCTTCCGCACAGACTTTTGTCTAAATTGTGTATACTGATTAACCTTCTAGAAATGGCGAAGGCGACCTGGGTACCCCTGTGTTATCTCGTGGAACGGGGACAACAAATCAAGGTGTTTAGTCAATTAACAAAGAAGGCGAGGGAGATGGGATTCATGGTTCCTACGATTCAATATGGTCAATTGGGGGATCAAGGGTATGAAGGTGCGACTGTTCTTGAAGCACAAAAGGGTGCATATTACAAACCAATTACGGCGCTAGATTTTGAAGGCCTGTATCCTTCAATCATGATGGCACACAATTTGTGTTATTCAAGTCTCGTGATGGACCCAAAGTACGAAAACGTACCTGGTGTTGAATACGAAACATTTGAGATTCCTGTGCCGAGTAAGGTTGAGGGGCAGCCTCCTACAAAGAGAGTGTGTAAGTTCGCACAAGGTGTACCTACACTTTTACCGAGCATTCTACTTGAATTGAAACAATTCAGAAAACAGGCGAAGAAGGACATGGCCGCGTCGAAGGGTGCACTCAAAGCCATGTATAACGGTAAGCAATTAGCTTACAAAATCAGTATGAACTCCGTGTATGGGTTCACTGGTGCATCGAAGGGAATGCTTCCGTGTGTAAATATCGCATCTACCGTGACGACAAAAGGTCGGAGTATGATTGATGAAACAAAGGAGTACGTGGAAAAGAACTTTCCGGGTGCGAAAGTGAGGTACGGTGATACCGATTCAGTCATGGTCGAATTTGATGTGGGTGACCGTAAAGGTATTGAGGCTGTTGAGTACAGTTGGGAGATTGGTGAACGTGCCGCTGAAGAGTGTACCGCACTTTTCAAGAAACCGAATAATTTGGAACTCGAAAAGGTGTATTGGCCCTATTTCCTCTATTCTAAAAAACGGTACGCCGCAAAGCTGTGGACACAAGGAAAGGACGGAAAGATGAATATGGATTACATCGATGTAAAGGGTCTTCAACTCGTGAGACGCGATAACACAGCACACGTACGAGAAGTATGTAAGGAACTCTTGGACGTCGTACTTGAAAGTAGTGATACTGAACCACCGAAAGCACTCGCGCTTCAGCGAGCCATTGAACTCCTCGAAGGTGACGTACCGAACGAAAAGCTCACACTTTCACAGAGTTTATCGGATTCTTATAAGGTTAAGGGGCATAACGTGTCCATAAATAGCCCCGGAATCAAAGATATTAACCAAGCACACGTCCAAGTTGTTCGTAAAATGCGAGAGAGACAACCCGGTTCGGAGCCGCAGTCGGGTGATCGCGTGCCTTACATTCTCGTGAAGACAGAAGACTCAAAGGCGAAAGCTTTTGAAAAATCCGAAGATCCAAAGTACGTCTCGGAAAACAACGTACCAATCGATTACGAATACTATTTTATGAATAAATTCATCAATCCGGTGTGTGATTTGCTTGAACCTCTATTCGAGGATCCAAAAGAAGAGATTTTCGGGGAACTCCTCACCAAGATTAAACCAAAGAGAAGACCAAAGAAGAAGAAAGAGACACCTCTCGATGAATTACCATTTAAAAATTAGACGCTATAATGTATTAAGGAGATGAGAGTGTCTGAAAATTTGGTCAAGGCGTATGAAGAAGATTTAGACAAGGCGTGTCATGAACGCGTGTTAAAATTTGTGCAAAACGTATCGACCAATTATAACATTCCCCTCAAATTATTAATGCGGGATATGCCAAATCCCAGGGGGTATTGTATGGGTGTAAAAAAGGGTGGAGAACCGTGTACTAGAAAAGCGAGTCATGGTGGGTTTTGCTTATCACACGCAAATACACCCAAACTCCATGAGCCTATAAATATGAACTCGAGTGTGAGACACAACCACACATTTCCTCCCATGTATAGTCCTAATTGTCCAGCATGCGAAGCATCTAACAATAACCAATTTAGAGATTTAAGAAGTATGATGTAGTATGAGGAAATCAGATATTCTGTTAAATTCCATAGATGCGTTTTACGGTACCCCTGAAAACGGTAAGACGCTTATGCAGATACTCACCAAAACAGGTGGTATTTCCCTCCGTAACCTCGAATGGTTCATAACCAATTATTCTAAAAAGACAAACCTAATGTATAAAACTATCGACGGCAAAATCTTTAGTGTGCATTGTGCCTATAAGTCTACGCTAGATGGCTATAGCAAAAAGTTGTTCGACCCATTCTGTCGTTCAGACAAGATATCCTATAAGGTGCCGGGTACATCTGATGAAATAAGCACGACTGTTGCTCAACTCAATTTCATCAAATGGTGTATCAAAAATGGCGTCATCGAATACATAAAAGAAAACAAAAACAGTTTATTCGGTAGGTAATTCTCCTTCTACGGGTAGAAGTTCTCGAGTGCTTACGTACCCATTTTCAAATGTGAGCGTTTGGTAACACGTGTAGTAAATGTGACACGTGAAAGTTTCATTCGTTCCGTAATATGGGTTCATCTTGAAATCTATGAGAGTTCGATTATTTTTTATGTTTGTGAAATCCAAACTTCCCGATGGGTCTACATTTCTTGGATTCATCGAGAAGGTATACGTGTATATATTTCTGGGTGTGGTATGAAACTTGTGATTGAGTGGGGTGAGATACCTGTAATAATGTGAATCTACCCTGTTTATGAACGGTAATTCTTGGCCATTGATGAAAAGCTTAGCCTCGGATGCTACGTCGTCCGACAAAGAATCGACTGCTCTTTTGTATTCCGGGAAAGGTGTGAGATTAAAACGGTTGTGATAATAGTGGTATTTTTGATCAGATGTGCTGCTATTCGGTGGAGAAACACTCACATTACTTGAAACACTCTCGTCTTCAAACAATTTGTTTCTGAAAAAGAAATGAAGAGTCTTTACTCTGTTTTCGGGTGTGAGTTCTATTTTTAGATTATCATTTCCTGGTACGGTATCGACCTTAGGGTGGGTCTTGAATATATCTGTGATGATTTCGTATTTACCTGATGTATAATAGAGGCGCTCATCTGGTGTGAGTGTGATCTCTTCAGTAACTATATCAAAATCGTCAGTTGTAAGTGTATCCACATTATCCGTGAAGAACGTCTGTGGTCTAAACTCTATGTCAAATTCAAGCTTTTGTTTGTTTATGGCACACAATGGAAAGTAAGGCCTGTTGTGGACATTTGTTTCGTAGTCCGATGATTCGTAGCTTCTGGAAAAGAAGAATGGGATTGGTACGTATACAAATGTATCACCTGTTTTTATGAACTTGAGTGATGTGTTCAATACATTTTCTCTATATATGAACCGACCATCTGTATAAATTCTACTCACGCTTTCAGATTGATCCAGATACATTTCATCATAAATGAATCCAATATCATCTCTGTATACTTCTAGAATAGTTTCGTCCACGCGCATAGTTATCTTTTTAAAGAGGTGTCTACCAACTCGGTCTGCGTAATTGTAATCCGATGATTTCAAACGGGGTAATTTGATCTTTATATACATATTACATAACAAGTCTCCCATGTCTTGTGGTCTAAGTGTAACCTTTATCGATTGATTAAAAGGCCAGCCATTCACGGCATTTGAAGGTTTGTTAACCTTAAAATTTCTATGGAATTTTCTAAAGTTGGAGTGTCTCTTCTCTTCGTACTTAAAGAGTGATTCGTCACCCAATA